CTTTTCTTTTCAGCCTCAGTGTTTTATTATTTGCTGCCTTTGTTGGAAATAAACTACGACACGATTTATGATTTGGGATGCGGCTCTAACATGTTTAAACCATATATTCCACGTCTTAAAGGAATTGCTGCTGAATGGAGCCATTGGGATAAAATCAAAGATCCTAGTTGGCCTGATGTCAAAAGTAGACAAGATTTTGATAGCTTGCCATACCGCATCAAACACGAATGCATGAATGTATATAAAATTTCTATCGATGACATTTTTCATGGAGACATCAAAGATTGTTTTGATGATAATTTTGTTGTAAAATACAGGGATTATTATCAAGCAATTTTTTCAATTTGTGCATTGCATTTCCACCCATTGCGCCTATTGAAAAAAATCGTAACAGATTTTTCTTCGATCATCAAAGTTGGTGGTCGTGGTTTTTTGGCATTGAATCTCCAACGTATGATAGAAAGAGAATCTCTACAATTTTTACTAGAAGAATTTGCAACATCAACCCCGACTAAACTACAATACGAACAATATGTTAGAAATGAGTTGTACACTTTGGATTTAAAATTTTTAATCCTAGATGTTGATCTTGATTTGATGGATGACAGCATGGATGGTAATATACGCTTGGTATTTGAAAAATGACAGATCCCCTAGACATACGCAACGAGATGACACAGTTTGATCGTAAGAACCGCGAGTTCTACGACAGCCTCACAGATGAACAAAAGCGTAAGTTCAGCCCTTACTTGATGATCCGTTGGGGCAGTAGTGTACAAGGCAGTCGAGACCTACAAGAGTTCTATCTCATCAGCACCAATGAACGGCTCAATAAACATTTCTTTAGTATCAGCACAGCGCAACATAAGAAACTGCAATGGCTCTTGTCCAGCACAGTGAGTCCAGGCATGGGCACACAACGGCATCAATGGATAGCTCCTCGCAAGAAGGAACCCGGGGCTGGTACCATGCGTAAACAGTTATCAGAACTGTTTCCACAGCTCAAAGATGATGAGGTGGATCTGTTGGCCCAGATGACTACCAAGCAAGAACTCGATCAATACTTGAAAGACTTAGGCAACGACCGGAAATGACCTACCGCTGTCAGTATTGTAAAAAAGACTTTGCCAAAGAGAGTACCTTGGCGGTGCATGTCTGCGAGCCCAAGCGACGACGGCAGGAACAAAACGAACGCGGTGTACAACTAGGACTCCAAGCATACTTGCGCTTCTATGAAATCACACAAGGTAGCGCGAAACTCAAAACCTTTGATGACTTTGCTGACAGCCCATACTACAAGGCCTTCGTCAAGTTTGGTAGGCATTGCGTAGCTCTAAAAGCCATCAACCCTGCGAGATTTACGGAGTGGGTGGTACGGCAGAACAAGAAGCTGGATAACTGGTGCAGCGATGCCTTGTACACTGAATATCTCATTGACTACTTGCGCACCGAAGCCACAGCAGATGCATTGAGTAGGGCCATAGAGTTTGGTGTGGAATGGTCAGAAAAGTCTGGGCACCCACCACAAGATTGTTTGCGTTATGGCAACACCAATGCCATGGTATATGCGGTGAGCACAGGACGCATATCACCTTGGGTGATCTACAACTGCGAATCAGGGCAGAAGTTTTTAAACGAACTTAACACGGAACAGATCAGCATCGTTTGGCTCTACATAGATTCGGACTTTTGGCAGAAAAAGTTCCGGGACTATCCAGCAGATCAAGCCTGGGCACAACACATATTACAACAGGCAGGTTGGTGATATGATATTGTATGCCAACAGTGATAGCTATGGAGTCGAAGCCAATGGTGGCTGGGTTTATAGCCACTTCCTTGGAAAACTACTTGATTGTAATCGTGTTGTAAACAATGGGCTCAGTGGTAGCTGCAATAATCGCATCCTCAGGACCACATTAAGAGATTTGATGCAACTACGCAAAGAATATAGCGACGAACCAATCACAGCAGTTATTTGTTTAGGCTCCATGGTCAGACATGAATGGTGGGACATATCACAGCCACCAGTGGATAACGATGGGCATTTTAGAAGCTTCCAGATACACGGTGTGATGAATGATAAATCCTTGCCATATTATAAGTATGCCATGGAATGGTATCGAGTATGGGACGATGAAGCCCAGCAAACTAATCTTTTTCGAGACCTAGTGATGCTGACCGCCTGGTTGAAATTAAACAAGATAAAATATGTTATTTTTGCCGGAAACGAACTCACGTATAAAAAAATAGCCTACGATGATATGTTTATCACGCACTTCTCACAGACAATATTTGATGATCCAGGAATCATGAATTTGAATGAATTTAGTTTTATCAAGACATGTTTGGATGCGGGGTTTGTTCCCTACGATTACCAACAGTGGCAAAATTTCGGACATCATGCAGAACCAGCTCATGAATATTTTGCCACGTTTCTTAAACAAAAAATAGACCAACTACCATGAGCGCAGATATTGATATTGACTTTGCTGACCGGGATTCAATACTCAAATTGATCCAGCATGTCTCTGCAAGGCAAAGCAATGGCAGGCGCCATAACTCGGGCGTGTACGTCACACAGATACCCCGAGACCCAGTGAATGGTTGTGCTGCTATAGATTATGAAACAGCAGAACGCCGGGGATATTTTAAGATTGACTTCCTAAACATGGGCGTGTATCAGCTCATACGTGATTCTGCGCACTATCAAGAGATGTTGATAACAACACCACCTTGGCACAGACTATGGGAGGATACTGCCTGGGCTAGTCAATTGGTGCATGTGGGTAATTACACAGACTTGTTGATCAGGATGCGTCCGGACAGTATACCCAGGATGGCAGCGTTTATCAGTATCATCCGACCAGGCAAAGCTCACTTACAGGATCGTCCTTGGGCAGAAGTATTCGATTCAGTTTGGGACGGGGATGAAAGCCGGGGTTACACATTCAAGCGTAGCCACTCAATTTCTTACGCCGCATTGGTTGCACTACATATGAATCTTCTCAATCAACCCGCCGCACCAGCGTAATACTTTTTCGTTTGCTTTTCTTGCGGGCGATTTCGCTGAGGCTGCACACCGGACCGTGTAAGATTTCTAGGTCCTTGTTGGTGAATGTGCGTAGGCAAGAGCGGAATGGTTCCCAGTCTGTTTTGAGGAATATGTTGATGGGTATGCTGCGATTACTCTCCCACCACCATACGTTGGCTAATTCCAGATAACGGCGCTTCATTTCCATGTCTGAGATAGTGCCAAAGTCGTAAATGGTAGTGATGCTGTCGTCTCTGTTTTGCACTATGCCCACATATTCCGTGGAGGCGTAGAGACAGAGAGTTATAAAGGGGTATTTTTCAGCAAGCTGCGCGAAGATATCACTGCCCATAAATATTGTTGGAGATTCCTATGTATTCAACCACGGTATATTTATATCAACAAAAAACCAGAGTATTATTGATTGACACCAGTGGTGCTTACTTTACCATGAGGTACGATCCTGTGTACGCAAAACCATTGACCATAAACAAGGGCGTTGATAACGTCATACTATTTGAATTTATCAACCAAGACGAGAAGCCAGTAAACATCACGGGCAGCACCTTGATGTTCCGGGCTGTGAGCCAGAACGGCGCCGAGCTACTGCTAGAAAAGGAAATGGTGATACTGAATGCACCGTTTGGTCGTGCCAAGGTCACATTGACCACAGCAGATCTTGACCCAGTGATCAGCCAACCCGCTAGCTACAGTATCAGTCGTGCGTCGGGCAACTTAACTGAAGCGGTGTTCACTGATGCGCAAGCCGGAGCCCGCGCTCCTGTGAACATAGTGGACTCGGTGTTCCCACAGTTTGTGCCTAGCTTCGAACTCACTATACCTGATACTAATCTGGTGGCACAAGCTGGCAGCGCAGGAGCCAGCCCTACATTATATCCTGACTGGGCTTTGAATCCAGGACAACCTATCAACACCTACAGTCCTATACAGAGCACAGAGTACTATTCTAGCTTCATTGAGCCCACTGGACCTGTCACGACCATACAGATGGATTTGGTGGGCTACACAGGTACTATCAAAGCCCAAGCCGCACAGAACTATCAAAGCACCTGGCATGATGTCACAGAGAGCTTCAGTTATTACAACAAAACAGGCACGGTGTATATGAATGTGTTGGGATATCATCCTCTGCTGCGCCTGGGATTCAACAACAGCATCTATACCACAGGACTTGACTCTCCTGCTCTGGGACAACCTGCACAGGCCACTATCGCAGTAGAAGATGGTGTGGTGCAGAGCATTTCAATAACCATCAATGGTGCTGGTTATCTGGCACCGCCTTTGGTAGAAATCTTTGGTGATGGTGCCGGTGCCACAGCAGTGGCCACAGTGGTTGATGGCGAAGTCACTGCTATCGATGTGGTAACCGGCGGATCGGGATATCGTCCAAATCCACCCACAATGATCGCGGCCACGGTGGTCATATCCACGGGCCGCATTGAGAACTTGCTGTATCGCTGATCCAAACAGTTTGATTTCTTACATAGATTCCTGTATAATGTAGGAATGCTAGACATCCAAAGTTATCTGCCAGCCCGACGCAAACAAACACCTTCGGGTTGGATCAGTTTCAATTGTGCTGTGTGCCACGAAAAGCGCAGCCGCGGTGGTATCAAGATTTCAGATCAAGGCTGGAGCTTTCACTGTTTCAACTGCAACTACACG